CTTACGGTGTTCCGCCAGACGATCGACGCCGTCGACTTTCAGCACCATGTTGATGATGTCAATTTCGATGATCTCTTTGCCATCGATGGTCAGCTGGTAGTAAGCGCACTCGGTGGACATCTTGGTGGTGCCGCTCTCGCCCTGCTTGTTTTCACCACCATCAAACTCTTTATGACGGCCTCGCATGACGATTTCGACGGCGGAGATTTCGCCCGTGTCGTCACGCTGGAAGGAGCCGGTAAATCGCAGAGGCACGCTGTCCGCGCCCGGAGAGGCATACTGTGCCCACAGCGCGACGTCCGGCAGACCGCCAATGGTCCACTCAAGCGCCAGGGCATCATCGTCCAGGCCGAGGTCGACGGAGACCGAGCCCGGCATACCGCCGCCGCGATACTTCTCCAGTTTGCGGGTGAGCTTCGGTAAGGTGACAGACTCAACAACGCCCATATAGCTCAGGCCATCGTTGAACATGTTCAGATATTTAAGTTTGCGTGGTAACGCCATACTTCAGCTCCTTAGCTGTTAACCGAATCGGACAGGTCTGCCAGATAGGTATCGGTGATGCGCTGGCGCAGGGTCAGGTTCTCCAGCGGCGGGACAGGGGTGTAGTCGTAATCGATGTACAATTTCCCCGCTTTCAGGGTCGATGCATCATTTGATTCCGGGTCATACCAGCAAGTGCCATCAACGATATAGCCGTTGGTTTTCAGCTCACGGAATTTGGCATTGATACCGGAAACGATGTCGCGGATGAGCGTTGGCGTAATGGGTTTATCCATTGCCCATGCGTGTGCTTCGGCCATGGTATCGGCCAACACCTGCGCGGTACGGGTGTAGTTTTCAAAGACGAAGAGCGGATCGTCTGAACAGGTACGGTTGCCCCAGAATTTGAAGCCGTCGTTACGAATAAGCGTGGTGACGCCGGCCTGGTTAAGCAGGTTCGCATCGGTCGCTTGTTCCTGCAGATCCCAGGACACGGAGGCGCTTACACCTGTGACACCGTTAACGCCGATGTTGGACAGGGTTTTGTGCCAGCCAATCGTCTGGTCGATTTTGGCGCGCAGGCCGAGAGCACGTGCAGTGGCCCAGGCGTGGGTCGTCGTGTTGGTGGTGGTATCCCACGCCAGAAAATCAGGGTGAATCACCATCAACTCGCGCTGACTGAAGTTTTTGCGGTAATCGATAGCGGCTGAAATGGTTTTACAACCCCATGCACTGACATAGCCAAACGCGCGCAGGCTCTGGCACATGGCGGCCAGCGCGGTCGCCACTTCCTGAGAATCCAGCCCCGGAACACCGAGAATACGTGGCTTAACGCCAGTGACCGTTTTCGCGGTAAGGAGCGCTTTCAGACCGGTATATTTACCGTTTTCATCGGTTGTACCGATGATATTAGAGATAGTCTCTTTCTGTGCTTCCTCAGCGGTATCAGCGGTGCCTTCAGCGACACGCACGACAACAACAACCGGTTTACACTGATCGGCAATCGCCTGCAGGGAAGCGGACAACGTCCCCATTTTCCCGGCTTTCGCAATCGCAGTTTGCACGTTGGTAATGAGCACAGGCTCGTTTAAAGGAAATGTCTTGTCGTCCGCATCGCTGGCCGTACAGACCATGCCGATGATTGCCGTCGAGACGGTGGAAATGGTGCGGGTGCCATCGTTGATTTCGATGACTTCCACGCCGTGATGATAGTCGCCCATCCGTTTAACTCCGTGGTGTAGTGGAGTCATCATTTTGTGGTGAGTTCGAAATATTAGAAATGAAATGCCGTTGGTGAAGTTACAGCACAACGCATAATGGCAGGACGTAGGTTTGCCAGAAAAAAATATTGACGGTAGCGATTAAAAAAAGGCGAAATGCTTACTCAAAGCAATCATGAAGGTTTTTTATCTTATCTCGCGAAAAATGTAGGTATGACAATGCCGGTTGCTGTCGGGGAAGGATAGAGTGTAATGATGGGTTAGTGTTTAGAAGAAATAAAAAATGAAGCCCGCGACATACGCGGGCTTTGTGTTAATTGTTAGACGGAGCGTCAGGCCAGATAATATCCGGTGCGTTGTTGGTATCAACACGATTAAGCAATACCCGGTATTTCTTCCACTGCTGTAAAGAGAGAATTTCCGCTTCAGTCGCCATAGATAAATCAACGGCATCCTGAAGAGGTGAGATAGCTTGTGTCGCCAGAGACAATAACCTCGACTTCATTGACTGGGCATTATAAATATACTCTTCATGTGATGGCGGGGCAATTTCAACCCATTCCATGCAACTTTTATTAACATTGTAATGAGGAGTCATCCTGTCAGGTGATACCATGAAAGATTCGTATTCCTGTTCTGAGATCTCCTTCAAATCTGGAGGAACAGCAATACCTTGAGCTTCGTAAACCTGAATAGTGTCTTCAAGATAAAAGCTGCTATCTGAGTTACTAAAATATTTTTTCATCTCAATAGCCTGCCACAATTAATGAAAATGTACCGTTACAGTTATGCGTTTCTATTTTGACCTGATTTTTCCCAACAGGTGTGCAAAGATAAAATGAATCGGAATTATTACCACCGCTTCCAAAATAACTGACACCAGTACCTAAAATACCATTAGGGAATGACGTTGGCAGGGTGACAGTCACAGCAGTGTTATTGCCGACTGCAATACTTCTAACTGCCTGCATAAAAACAGTGCCATTGCCATGGGTATAATAAGCGCTATTGTTACCCGTCGTGGTTCTTCCCGTTCCATAACGAGCATCCGATTCAGCTTTGGTATAAGCCTGGCCAGCAGGTGTGTAGCTGCCTTTCGCCTGAAAACGTCCATCACTTTCGGTTTTAGTATACGCACTGGTTTTAGGCATATAACCGGCATCTGACTGCGCTTTCGTGTAATAGCGGGCGTCAAAATTGGCAAAACTGCCCGGTATAAGTTGCCCTGGCGCGGAAAAGTTGCCCTCAGTATCCCATTTGTAACTCGCATCCTGCCCACCACTTCCTTTCATATGCAGATACCATGACAGTGTTGTTCCGCTCACCAGAGAACCCATTGAAAACGCATAAGAGTTTTTACTGGTAATGGTCGCCACTTGTTTGATCACCGGATGGTATTCACTCGCTCCGATTGTGGAATATGAATTAAAAAATGGTGCTTTAGTTTGATACTGTTCAGCAAATGCAAATGCACCGCTATAACCTGCTGTGATTTCCTTTGAAGCAAAGATAGTGTTGCCAACAGTAAAAGGCGTTTCTGACAGTAGCGCTCCCGTTTCAAGGCTTACACGTAATGGACGAAGTGCATTATATCCCCCAAATTTATCGCCTTTATTCGTCAGCATCAGGTAAAGGTTCGAGCCGTCGTTTCGCCAGAACGTTCCGTAATCTCCATAGGCAATACGCAGGCCATTCGCATTTAATGAAGTAATTTCGAGACGAGCACGCACACCAGTTGATGTACTAATATTAATCTCATCCTGACCATCCGTTGCGCCAGTAGCAAGTCGCCAATTTCCTTGCTGCACCGTTTCATGCCATATCGTATCCCCTTCACCGCCTCGCATCCTGCGAAGATAGTTTTTTTCACCACGAGTACCGGTACTTAATCCAGTCTGGAGATAGTCGTTTTGCTTTACTCCGTCCTGATTAATTGTGCCGGTCATACTGTCACCAGCTTTACTAACGCGCTCACTGGCATTTTTATTTGCTGAAATGGCGTTGTCATACGCAGTCTTCACCGCTTTCGGCGTCGCGGCCAGTGTCTCAGATACATTGTCAATGGCGCTGCTGAGCTGGACGATACCTTTTTGCGCCGTGGTGGCATCCTGAGCCGTATATTTCCCTTTGGCCAGGTCATAGGTGGCCTTTACCGCTTTAGGCGTTGCGGCCAGCACCTCAGACACGCTGTCGATCGCACTACTGAGCTGGACGATACCTTTTTGTGACGGGCTGGCATCCTGAGCCGTATATTTCCCTTTGGCCAGGTCATAGGTGGCCTTTACCGCTTTAGGCGTTGCGGCCAGCACCTCAGACACGCTGTCGATCGCACTACTGAGCTGGACGATACCTTTTTGTGCCGTGCTGGCATCCTGAGCCGTATATTTCCCTTTGGCCAGGTCATAGGTGGCCTTTACCGCTTTAGGCGTTGCGGCCAGCACCTCAGACACGCTGTCGATCGCACTACTGAGCTGGAC